TCCTCTTGTGATTTTTAAAGAATCTCCTGAAAAATTTGATCCATCAATTTGCAGACCAAAAGTTGGTGAGTCAGTTCCTATACCGACATTACCATTAGATTTGATTCTTAATTTTTCACCACTACTTCCACCTTCAGATACTTCTACTGCAAAATATCCATCTTCTGCACCATTGGTGTTATCTTCAATACCTGTTACTAAAGCAGAATAAACGTGACCTGCTGTTGTTGATGCACTATCTCCCATTTTACCTTGAAGCATAGCAAATCCACCACTATTAGTAGTTCTTTCAGATGATAAAGGTGTTGAGCTACTTCCTGATACTTGTAAGGTATTACCAGGTGATGCAGTTCCTATACCGACATTGCCTGTGCTATCTTTAATAATAAATCTTGTTGCTACACCAGCTTCATCTATTCCTAAATCTCCACCAACATTATATATTTGATATTTATTAGCCGAACCTTCTAATTCAAGATAAGCACCATGAGAAGCACTATCAGTTTCAATTCTTAATTGTGCATGAGAACTTGCATCTTTTACATGAAGTTCTACACTTGGCGATGTAGTTCCTATACCGACATTACCACCATTGAAATAACTATTACCATTTAACCCTATCTGAGAAATTATACTACCACCTGAGTTTCTAAATGTAAAGCTCTGAGTACCAAACATTCTAACATAATTTCCACCATAAAAAGCAGTTTCACCACTTTCTGCTATTTGTACAAGACCAGCAACATGAAGTGGTGTGGTTGGTGATGTAGTTCCTATACCAACATTACCATCTGATTTAATTCTCATTTTTGTAGCACTACCATGTCTAAAATCTGTATAAGCTGTGCTATCTGAATCCATTACAAATATAAAATTACCTCTATCTCCAGAAGTTTCATCTTGGTAAGTTTGAAATACTGCACTACTATCATCTACATAAATTCTTAAAGATTCATTCGTATTACCTAATCTTGTAATCCAAAAAGGATCACTCCCAGTATCTGTATCAAATATTGCACTTCCTGCTACATGAAGCTTAGCACTTGGTGATACTCCTATACCGACATTACCTGACTCATCTTCTTGTATAAGTTTTTTCCAATTACCAAAAGTTCCACTAATACTTGCATTTCTATGATGCACATAGCCATTATCTGTAAATCCTAAAGCATGAATATGACCACCTGATGTATCATTCCATTGTTGAAATGTCATTACACCATGATAACTACCACCATCAGATAATCCATCTGCACTATTATTTTTAAAATCAAATCTTACACCCTTTTTACCTAAATCTGTTGAAGGTGTAGCACTTCTTGTATCGTGGACTTCAAAATTACCATCTGTATTTATTATTGTAGTTCCATCAAGTTTATAAATACCAGTTGCATCAACATTTCCACTAACATCTAATTCACTACCATTATAAGTTAATCCTGATTCTCCATTAATAGTAGTACCACCGCTTGAAGTTAATACTCTATTATCTCCTGTGTTTGAGTAAATTGTAACAGCACCTGATATAGTATCAAATATATCTTGTGCATTAAATCTTTTAGGAATATCACTATCACTTTGGTCAAACAATATTAATTGGTCGCTTGTAGTAAGTGCAACAGAGCCTAATTGAGATGCACTTAATTCTATTGTTCTATCTGCACTAAGATCTCCACCACCTGAAATACCTCTTTGAGATACTGGTGTTATACTTCTTGTACCTGTTACATAATCAACATCTGTATCTATTTTTAAATTACCGCCCGCATATAATCTTATTCTATCATTAGTAAAAAATAAATAAGTATCACTATCTCCAACATGTTCTATAGTTGTTGGAACTTTCAACTTTCCACTACCACTTATTGTTACATCTCCATAAAAAGTAGCATTACTTGTTGAACTAACTTGAAATGCTAAATCTGCAGTATCTACATCATAACTACCATTAAAAACTTTAAAATTACCAGTACCATTATTATTTCCGTCAGTCATTATGTTGATATGATTAATGGATTGTAATGAAACCATATTATTTGCTAAAGTTTGGTCATCATTAAGAGATAGAGAGTTAGTATTGTTTGAATAGCCCTCAATTTTATCTACAGATACTTTACCACTTGCACTTGGTATTTGTAAAGTCAAACTACTAAAAGTAAGATTTTGCTCTACATCTGCTAGTGTAGCAGTATTGTAAGTTAGTAATCCATTAGCTGTTGAGCCATTAGGTGATAGCTTATCAGAAAATTCATAAGTTTCGTTGCCTTCATTCCAGGATAATACTTTACCATTTTCAGATACTGACGGATTTAAACCTGCAATAGTTTGCAAGTCAGCATTATATGCTAATACATTTGTACCAATATTAAGCCCTAAATCAGTTCTTACTCCTGCATAGCTTCTACCTTCTATGGTATTACTATCTGTAAATCTTGCATATTCCTGAGCAACAGGACTACCGCTTGTATCTACTTTACCACTTATTCTTGTAGTTACATGATCATAAATAGCATTTCCAGTAGCCAAAGTAGTAGCACCATCTGATACTCCAGCAGTATCTAAAATAGCACCATCACCTAATCCTAAATTAGATCTTGCTGTTCCTGCATTAGTTAGATCTGAAAGATTTGATGCCTTAGCTAACTTAGTTCCAATGTTAGTTGCTGTAGTTGTAGCAAAATTTGGATCATCACCTAAAGCTGAAGCCAATTCATTCAAAGTATCTAATGTTCCAGGTGCACTATCTACTAAACCTGATACCTCAGTATCTACATAAGATCTTGTAGCAATAGTAGATGTATTCACATTGATTGTAATATTTCCTGATCCAGAAGTTGTGATCCCTGTACCAGCAGTGATCCCTGTTACCGCACCTTGAGCATTTAGATCTATGGCACCATCACCATTATCATCATAGGTAGCAGTAAGATTTGTATGAGATCCATTAGTAACTAACATATCACCTACAATGTCCTGGATATATTCCTGGATTGTTTTAGATCCTACTAAAAAATTCCCAGCAGTACCAATCTTAACTTTATTGGTAGCCAGGTATAAATCTGATCCTGTACCATCACCATCAAATACTTGCTGTAAAGTAGATGTAAGACCACCAGTCTCTCCAGTATGAAAGAGCTGTGTATATCCCTGTGATACAGGTGTATTTCCTAAATTTGTATTGCTACTCATTAATAATATTATCTCCAAGATCTGCTCTTAACTTCTTATCAGATAAGTGACCTAGTTTTAAAAGAGTTGGTTTACTGATCAGTCTTTGGACCTTGCCTTTTTTTTCACATGGCTTTCCATCTTGATCTGAAATTGTGCATGTTTTTAGCTTAGGCTCATTGAAACTTTGGATAGTTTGAAATTTTTTACCGCACTCACATAAATACTCATATATTGGCATAAACACCTCTTTTTGTTAAAATTTGAAGCTCTAGAATAGTCCTAGAAGCTCTTAAAATCTTTTTTTGGTACCTACATAAGGCTGGTTTTCACCAGCCCTATATAAGATGTAAATCCTACTATGCAGGATTTTTAAAGTTCACAATTCCGCAGTCAGCATCATTATTTGCATGTGACAAAGTCGCACCAAATAACATATCTACTACTACTGAAGTTGAGAGATAATCAATATCATAAGAGCTCTGACTTCTTACACCGAATTGCTCAGCATAGAAAACAGATTCTTTTTTGAATACTGATCCTGATACAGCAGTACCACCTTCTGTCCAATCAGTTGAAGGATATACTGGCATACCATAGATGTTGATTAATTGCCCTGAAGCAATAGGTGATCCCTCACCTCTTTCATTAGCTTTGGTGAAATCACCTTGTCCCATTAAGCCCATGTAAGCTTTAGGATTAGCATAGAAGAAAGTATCTCCATCTGTGTAGTCATGATTAGCATCTAGAAGTTTCTCTAAACCAGCTCTTAATTCTGCTGGAAGAATAACATCATCTGTTGCTAAAGTAACATTGTTTTGCGTATGAGCAACGATCTGACTTGCAATATAAGATTCAACACCTTTAGCTAAGCTGTAGCCCATTGAGCTGGCATAAGCTTGGAAGAGATCTTGAGATGATTGCACTTGTGCAATATCTTCAATTCTCTTTGCTTCATAGATGTGTTGATCAAGAGCTATTGTTCTTGATGTATCAGTGTTAGCATCATAAGTAACAGCACCATCTGCTGACTTATCTCTTTTTGTGTCCTCAGACACTTTTGGTACATTAATGCGATCCGCACCTTGAGCTAAACTTGAAAAATCAGTAACCTGATTTCTTAAGATCATTCTCTTTTGTGCATAATCTAAAACCGCATCAGACCACAATTCCCCTAAGAAAACATCTGCTGTTCCCCCAGTTCCTGTAACATTTGCCATTTTAAAACCCCTTTATAAGTTTTTTAGTTTTTCTTATAGCCTTCTACAATTTGATTCCAAAGATTAGGATCTCTTTTCATTTTCATGCGATCCTCTTCAGTGATGTCTGACATCTTAGTGGCTGAAGCAAACTTGCCACTAGCAGTTACCTCTTTACTAGGATCCATCTTAACCTTATTCATCTTTTTATTTTCCAAATGTCTTTCAAGCTTCTCCAATGATAATTCATTGTAGATTTCTTGATCTGCTTCTGGAAGTTCTGATAACAAGTGTTCTTTCCTTTGAGCTCTCTTCATTTGAATCTGATCATAATCAGCTTTAATGCCACTCAAAGAATCAATCTCTTTCTTGTAGTTTTCAGCTATTTCTTTCCATTTACCTTGTTCAGCTAATTGCTCTTCTTCTTTTGTAGCAATTAATTTCTTGAGCTCATTAAGCTCTGACTCTGCTGATTGAGCCCTTGTTCGGTACTTCTTACTTTCTGCAATCAAGCCACCGACTGCTTCATTATCCTGTGTAGTGTTATCTGCTACTGCTTCTTCTACTACTTTATTTTCTTGTACTTCCTGTACTTCAGACATGTAATGTCCTCCTGGTTATTTCATAACTTCTGTTTTAGCAACATACTTTTTTATATTTGTTCTTGCTAACACATCAGCTATTCTATTTGCTATTATGGCTCTGTTCTCTTTCCTTAAATCAAAGAGATCATAGCCCTTTGGTTTCCTTGCTCTGTTGCCTAGAACTACTGATGCACTATCAAATCTGATAATAGCAGTATTCTTCCTGGCACCAGGTCGCATAGATCTTAAAGTTCTTCCTGTTAAATTCATGTTTACAAAATTTGCATCTGTATTAGTTGCTTTTGCCTTGAAACCTTTGAGCTTAGCACCATCTTTAAATCTTCTCATGCCATTAGCTTTATATGCCTGGTACTTTCCTTTTTTCTTTGGTGATCCACCTTTAGTGTCACCATGTGATCCATATTGCTGATTCTTAACACCATTCTGGAAGATGCCCTTATCAGCATCTCTTCTAATAAGATCTATAGCTTCTTGAGCTATAACTTTCATGACTTCTCTATTTAATTTTGTTATTGCTGGTAATTTCATTCCTGTACTTTCACCCAATCATGTCTGCAATTAAATCCACCTCTATCTGAGAATCCAAAGAACTCAGATCTATCATCTTGAACACCGATAATATCTCTGAGATTTCTAATCTCTGCTAAAGTAAGTGGACCATTCTTTGCTACATGTCTTTTAACTGCTGAACAGGCATCTCTAATGTTACCTGTAGTAGGTCCTATATAATCAAACTTAGTCTCTGGAAACTGCTCATATGCCTTCTGCCTGGTAGCATTACTAAACCTAGCAAATGCATCATTAACCAAAGCCACAGATCTTGATGATCCAATTCTTTTACCAGGACCAAACTCATTTAACATATTAGTAATAATGGCATCTGTAGATTCACCAGTAACTATACCTCTAAGCATAGCCACCTTAATCTCATTTGCATATTCTCTTACACTATCACTTAAGTAGTTCAGTTCAAATCCTCTTAGATTATCCATAATCACTGCACCTGTTGTAGATACACCGACTCTTAATCTAGACACTTCCTTATATGCTCTAATGATCTCAGCTTCATAAGCATCATTCATTTTATTTAATAATGTGCCATAGCCAAGCTCATCTAATTCCTGGAAGAAATCTATCTCCTGAGCTATAGTGATCACCTGAGTATCAGACAATTCATTTAGTCTTGGAATAGCCTTCTTTAACTTGTCAAATAACTTCTTCTGTAGGTTTTGAATCTCTACAGAATAAAAATCTAGATCCGCCATCTTAGCTTCCTAATCTATCTAGGATACTTGCTGGACCTTCTTGTTGCTGTGGTGCTTCTTCATCAATCTGATCTACTATTTCCTGGATCTCTTCTTCTTTTAGATCAGGATTCTTTTTTCTTAAATAAGATTGTCTAGTCTCTAGATTGTTTTTAAAAGCCCACTCATAATACTTTAATTCTTCATCAGTAGACATTGGTGCAGATCTTTCCTGGAAGTCTACACTAAATTCATCACTGACATTGATACCACCAGATACTTCTAAGATCCTTTGAGCTATCTTAAATTGCTGTCTTTCAAATGGTCTATAGATCTGTTCAATATCAGATCTTAAAGAGTCTTGAAGATCTAACTGAGACATCTTCTTTGATAATCCAGATTCTGGTGCATTACTACTCCAGTTGATCTTGACATTGTTAGCCTGTGATACAGAATCAATTAAGAACTTAATAGACTCTTTCATAGCTGTTACATTAGCATTAGGTGTCACATATTCAAATGTAGCCTGTTCTGGTAGGATCAGAGCCTTATCTTGACCAAACTGGATCCTAGCTTCAGTATCAATCCCAGAAATCACAGGCTGACCAAGTTGGAATCTAGATGAAAGAGCCATCTCTGTAAGCATAATATTGATAGATCTGTTTGCATCAATTAGATCATCAGCACCAGCTCTCATAAAGTCTCTAGTCATAAATGATCTGTGACCAAAATTAATTGGAATAATATCACCAAATGGATTTACATCACCTTCTACTATAGATGTGACCTTACCTTTACTGCTGATCATGAAATGCTTTCCTGGCATATCCTCAGTTGCTTTAGACCATACCATGAACTGAGCATCTTCTGATCTTGCCTGTAATTGTGACTCTACTTGCCACATAACCATAAATGGATCATCTTCATTAGGTCTAAAGAATGGTGTAAAGAAATGGATTGGTCTATACATAAGCTTCTGCTTGTCATCATTCCAGTAAGTGTATAGAGCTTCTGTACCTAATAAATAAACCAGCTTCTCAAATTCTTTCATAGAGCTGTCTAGATCACCAATATGCTCTAGGTATTTCTCATCAGCATATCTTAATGGCTGTTCCTGATACACTTGACATCTGCGGTCAATTACATTTCTTGTTAAGTTTAAATAGGCAGGCGGTATCTGTGATAATGAGTCACTATCAAAATACTTCTTTAGATCATCTTGTAAGTTAATGGATTCAAAGTAATCCATAGCCAATTCTCTATGTTCCTGTTCTCTATCATAGTTGTCCTTGATGCTTTCCATCAAGATGTCATACATCATTTTTTCTGTTAAATTTGTTATAATCATGATTTGAATTTCCTTAAATCTTCTAAGTTTATGTGATCTTGATATGTGTTGTATAAGTTGGTAATCATGTCCTGGTATTGCTTCTTATTACTTTGATCTGTTTTATATGCTATGATCAACAGCATACAAAAAAATGTAGTCCAACCAGTAAGCAGTCCTAATAAAAAATACACTACCATTTGATTGATCCTACACTATTCATTGTAAGCGGGAATTTGAAATGGATTGGATAGCAAAGCCCATCAATGTGATGACTTAAGGTTTCAGTCTTAACCATTCTATTATTCTCCATTGTAGTCATTTCAAGATCTCTAATTGTGTTCTTACAATTTGATTTAATAAATAAACTATGTTTACCATTTGCATCTTTCAGCTTCTTGTTTAAAGCATTCAATCTGTCCTTCTGAGTAGGATTGGCTTTTTTAGCGATCACGACAAATCCTCCCTCAGTTAAGATCATATGATCAGATTTAGTGCTATTACTTGTTCTACTTTTTCCTGCTGGATCAGGATACACTGGAATATTAGGCTTTCTCTGTTGCATAAGTTTAGTTAGTTCAAATGTGTTAGAGTTCTTTAAACTGATCTCATCAATCACATAAACATCACCATTAGTAAATTCAGCACATAATACTGCTGTCATATAACTGGCAACACCAAAGTCCACTCCCCAGTATTGTCTACTTGGAATATCTAGATCATCTCTGACATGCACTCTTCTATCAAAGTTATAAGCACATCTATTGCTAGATACTTCAAAAGATCCTTCCAGCTCTTGTCTAAAAGTTCTTGGATCTAAAGTTTGCCTGGCATTCTCAATCTCTTCTTTAGGAATAAAACCACCTTCAATAGTGGTATATTGCCAGGACTTCCAGAAGGAATCATCATCTTGTCCCTTCACATATAATTCATACAAATTGTTATATACACCCTGTGGTGTACCGCATATAAAAATATTAGACTGCGTCTCAGCTATCATAGGCATAATAATCTCATTTAAGACATTAGGCTTCATGAAGGCATATTCATCTAATACTACCGCATTGGTGCCCTTAGCACCTAAGCTGATACCTCTTAAGCTATCTTCCTTATCAGAGCCCTTAATACTGATTTCTGCGTTATTAGGCATAGTTACAGATAACTCAGTCTCATTGATCTTAACATTCTTACCTCTGAATATGCTCTTAAGCAAATTCCAGGCTACCATCTTACCTTGCCTATAAGTAGGATAAACTATCCATCTTTTCTCATTAGGCTGTAGATCATGATATAAGATCCACATCATAGCCATATAAGACTTACCAAACCTTCTTCCAGAGACTAGAATCTTTCCTCTATGTGGATCGTCTAGTATATCTCTTCTAAGTTGGTCAATCTTCCACTGCATCAAAATCAAATACCTTAATAGGCATGTCATCAGCTTCATGCAAAGATACGGACTGATGCGGTTTGCCTTCGGTCCTGTTTGCAATGAACTCCACTGCCCATGATTTTCCTTCTAATGCCTGGCTATAAACATGTCTTAGCACTGCTTCCAAATTGTCAATATGATTTCCTTCACCAAATTCATCACCGATCCTTCTTAACAGATCAGGTATAGATCTAGCACCTTTAGGTCTACCATGACCTTTAGATGCTCTATTCCCTGCGACAAATTGCCCTTTACTATTTCTATCCGAT